TCAGGCCGGCATATACCTCAGCAGACTGATATCCCGCGCGTTTTTCTTCAGCCCCTCCACATTCAGTCCCGCGATGGCCCGGCGGTATACCATCCGGCCGCCACACAGCACGCATTCAAACGGGTCACGACTCAGGAACTGCTTCACCATTTGTGCATAGCACACCTTCGCCACCGGTGCCGGTTTATCCATCCCCAGAGCACGGTACACCTGCGGCAGCTTCTCTCCACACACCCGGTTGGCAAGGAACCCGAAGTACCTCACCATCTTAAAAAACTTCTCCGGGATGTGCTGTTTCAGCCTCGCGACCAGCTCACGCTGTGTCAGCGTTTCCGTCGCCGTTTCTCCCGTTTTGTGGTCCAGGTAACGGAAGCTCAGGCTCGCCCCTCCGTTGTAATGTGCCAGCCGGGAGGCCGCTATCGGCGGCTTCTTCAGATAACGACCCAGGTAGCGCGCCGTATTCCTCCCGCCGGCCGTTTTTTTCGACATGTACACATGCCAGTATTTTCCTCCGGCTTTCAGCACCAGGCTTCTCCTCTGTGATTCCGTCGTGATATGTGACAACGACTCCGGCATCGCCAGCCCTCTGACCACGCTTTCAGAAGCCGTTGCCGCATATTCCACATCCACCGCGAACGCATCGCGTCTTTCAGGAAGCTCAGCTTTTTCCACTGACCATGCTTATTCAGATCTCCACAGGTTACAGACACATGTACATGCGGATGCCAGTTGAGACGACGGCCATACGTGTGGATGGCGCAGAAGATACCGGGTTCCTGCCCCCGTTTCCGGGCGGCATACAGCAGATTCTCCACCGCCAGACGGCACACGTCATTCAGCAGCCACCGGTTGCTTTCGAACACCGGCCACAGCGTGTCCGGCAGGGTGAAGACCAGGTGTACCCAGTCGCAGTCAGGAAGACGATTCAGCTGTGTCGCTATCCACAGGTCTGTGGCCTTTTTTCCGCAGGACGGGCAGGCACGGCTGCCGCATGAGTTAGTGACGTATCTGACGTGGGGGCACTCAGGTTTATCGCAGTTGTATTCCTTCACGCCCAGTATCCGCGTGCCGCAGGCCAGCATTTTGGTGACAGCCTCAACCTCGATATCGCGCAGACCGCCCGCATCCAGGAAGGATGTCCAGCACTGGTTGGCCGTGAACAGACGTTTCAGCGGGCGGGGAGTAAAAGCGGACAACATGAGGACGGATTAACCCCCGGTATCCTGTAGCCGGGTAAGGGCTGCTGTGTCGCCACGGCGCTCCAGGATGGAGGCCGCGACCATCGCAGGTGGTGGGTCCATGGGTTTGAGCATCTTCATCCAGTCCCATTCACGTTGTGAGAGCTTCTCAGCACCAACAGAGAGCAGAACGGTATCTATACTTTTGCGGGTCAACATAAGAGGATGAGTCCTTAATAAAACAGGTCCTCAGAGCATACATATTCTGCGGAGCGTGCGGCAACAACAGGACGAACAGGGGCGGTTTTCAATTTGCAGCCGTCAGGCTGCCGTGGTTCTATCTGATGTAGTTCTTACAGGCTTCAGAGTATAGGGTCAGGAGATATTCTGGAGTATTAATTGGCATTTCCGTGAAAATATCACGTATTGATAGCTTTTCATCTTCTGTGATTTGCGGGCAAATCACAGAAGGTAGTTATCTATCAATAATATATTTATTAATAGGCAATCGCCTGAAAATACTCTACTTGAATAATTTCTGGTACTTACCTATTAATAAGTAGTTCATTGATTGGTTTTCACCCAAAATTATTTGGGCCAAATATTTATAGATGTTTTCCGATTGATAATAACAAAAAAACGGCAATATCTATCAACAAAAAAAAGCAGATCCCGGTCAATCAGGATCTGCTTTTCCAGTTTTAATGATTTACGCTATTTCTGATTCAGGCTGCCTTATGCTGCCGCGCATAAATGTACGGCGCGACATACCCCTCGCGGCACACATCCAGATAATCCGACCACCACTGCATCATGGCCTTTCTGGCCTCCAGATGCTCTGCTTTATGCACATATGCCGCCCGCACGCTGTTGCGCTCCTGGTGGCTCATTTGCCGCTCCACCGTATCGCGTGACCACAGGTCCGACTCCACCAGGGCGCTACAGGCCATTGCCCTGAGTCCATGCCCACAGACTTCAGTTTTCGTATCATACCCATCAGACGCAGCGCCCGGTTGGTGGTGTTTTCACTCATTGGCTTGTACGGATTATGGTCGCCGGGAAACACCAGATCCAGATGGCCGGAAAGCTCCTGTATCTGTTTCAGAATGGCAATCGCCTGGCGGGAGAGCGGCACGATATGCGGGGTACGCATTTTTGCGCCACGCCCCGAAAACCGTACTTTATCAATTGCCTCGCGGGTGGCGGGAATGGTCCAGATTTTGTGCCTGAAATCGATCTCGCTCCAGCGGGCGAAACGCAGCTCGCTGGAACGGATAAACAGATGCAGCGTCAGCCCCACCGCCAGCCGGGTTAACTCCCGGCCCTGCCGGTAGTCGCCAATGCGGCCAAGCAGTTCAGGCAATCGCTCCAGCGGTAAAGCGGGATAGTGATTCTTTACGGGTGAGGCGACAACGCCATCCAGATGCTGCGCCGGATTGCTTGCGGTCAGTCCCTGCTGAACGGCATAGCGCATGATGTTGCTGAGTTGCTGCCGGGTTCGGGACGCGACTTCCAGGAAGCCTTTATCCTCAATAATCAGCAGTAAAGCCGTGAAATCCTGCGTTTTAAGCGTGGCAACGGGCAGATGACCAATCGCCGGGAAGATATGGTTTTCCATACTGGCGAGAATACGGGCGGCATACTCAGCCGACCATTTTTTGTTGGTTTTGTGCCAGGCCAGCGCCACCGCCTTAAAGCACTTTTCAGGGGAGCAGGCTGCTTTCTCTGCCATGCGCTGCTGCGCCGGGTTGATATTCTGCGCCAGTAACTTACGGATACCGTCGCGCTGCTGCCTGGCTTCTGCCAGTGAGGCCAGCGGATATGCGCCAAGACTGACTCTGGATTCTTTTCCGTTGAAACGATATTTGCGATACCAGATGCGTGAACCGCTCGGATTGACGAGCAGATACAGACCGTGAGAGCCGGAGAGTTTTACCGGACGGGAAGAGGGTTTTAACTTGCGGATTTTAGAATCGTTTAAAGACATTTGAGGGTCACTCCAGAATCGAACCAAACTGCCCCCAGATCTGACCACCAAATTATCCCGATGCGGAGAGAAAACTAGATACGCACCGGGAAGGATTTTCACGCTAACTTACTGAATCGTAAACAAATAGAAACGTACAGATAAGCATGAAAACTTGAATTTGGCTCCTCTGACTGGACTCGAACCAGTGACATACGGATTAACAGTCCGCCGTTCTACCGACTGAACTACAGAGGAATCGTGTGAACGGGGCGCATATTACTTAGCGGTACCTTGTCTGTCAACACTAAATTTCATAAGTCATTTCAATTGGTTAATTAATCTGCAAAGTTGTTAATTAATGAACATTCGTCGCCGAAAACGAGTCTGTATCATTAGCGTGATGCAGTCTCTGCAAAGGATCTTGTTGATAAAATTGGCAGAAACGTTGCCACAATGAAGGGAAACGAGGAGCAAAAAGTTCTGGGGCGCTAAAGAAATATTCAGAAAGTACGGCAAAACATTCAGCAGGATCGCTGGCAGCATAAGCATCAATGCTCGCCGCATTCTCGCCAACTAATTCGATTTCTTCCTGAATGTTGTTCATTGCAGCATGAAGATCGTGTTCCCAGCCAGCAACCTCACGCAACGGAATAAAGGGAACTCCGCTGGCGCGATCGCCGTTACGGGTGTCCAGCTTATGAGCGACTTCATGAATAATCAGGTTAAAACCAGAAGCATCAAAAGAATCTTGTATATCCAACCAGTTCAAAACGATAGGCCCTTGCTGCCAGCTCTGACCTGACTGAACAATACGTTGGTTATGCACCAGACCGATATCGTCTTCCCATTCATCATCGACCACAAATGGCGCAGGATAAATTAAGACTTCATGAAAACCATCCAGCCATTCCAGTCCTAACTCCAGAACGGGTAGGCAAAATAGAAGTGCTATCCGGCAGCTTCTTAATGAATCCAGTTCAAAGCTCTGTAAAGGAACAAGCCGCTTTTGCTGTAAAAAACGTTCGGCAAGAGTGACTAATTTGCTTTGTTCCTGTTCCGTCAGACACGTTAAAAGGGGGAACGATAGTGCTTCCTGCCAGGGAAGGGCAGTTTGATGTGCTGATTCTTGTACTTTCCAGGGCCACTTAATCATCGTTTTGCTCGCAAACTCGTCACTTGAACAAAATTGCACGGACAGGGACTGTTAAAATGCCAAATTTCTTGGCATCATGGCAACCATCTGAACGGAGAGATGCCGGAGCGGCTGAACGGACCGGTCTCGAAAACCGGAGTGGGGGCAACTCCACCGGGGGTTCAAATCCCCCTCTCTCCGCCAAAATTCAATCACTTATACATCATTAAGTCAGTGACAAAAATCACACTTGGAATTACTTGGAATATTTTCTTGGAATATTTTCAGGTAACGGGACATCAAGTGTCGGTGAAACTTTAACCTTCCTGTCATAGATTAGCACTTGCCCCTCGGTTTTGTGACCAGAGAAAAGTTGCTTATCCCGACTGCTTCCTTCATAGTCTGAAATTCCTTTCGCCTTCAGATCATGAAAGGTGAAGTCGGTTAAAATACCTGAAATTTTGCCTGCGCGATTTCTTGCTTCTACCCACATTTCGTTAAAGCCTTTGTACATATATCGGTTGCCGTATTGATTGCTGATTACATAGGCGGATGTTGGTAACTGTTTTGCTTTTTCGATCGCCGCCTGTAATCGTGGACTCCATGCTTTTATCTGTTTTTTTCCTGTTTTCCCTTGCTGGATAAAGATCCCGTCGTTTCCAATCTGCTCCCATTTCAGCGATAACACATCGGAAACCCTCGCTGCACACAGATAGGCAATTTCCATTGCGATAAAAACAGGAAGAGGTGCAACGCTTAATACTGCCTGGTATTCTTTGTCGGTTACATATCGTTCGCGGTTTTTGGCCTTGAATTTACTTACACCTGCACATGGGTTAGCCTTCACGTACCCTCGCTCATACCCCCAACTGTAAACGCGGGACATACTGCTTTTTTCATGGTTGGCTTGCGTTTTACTCTGTTCCCCTCTCTTGTCCATGTATCGACGGATGTGTTCTGGTTTTATGGAATCTGCCGGCACCTTACCGAATACGGCAAGCAACTTTTTTTGATGTTGCAGATAATCTTTTTGTGTTCTTGGACTGAGGTCACTGTAATAGGCGCTGGCGAGGAATTTTTCCCACAAGCGACCGAATGTCATTGCACGATCGCGATTATTTACAGTTTCCTCATACTTTTTCCATAAAGCAGCTAAACCATCCTTGATGGCGGTTAGTGTTACAGATTCTCTGGATGTTGGTTTCCATACATAACTATATTTATTTGGGTATACATTTGGAGGTAATTTTTCGTGTTCAGGATTTTTCCTTCGTCTTCCCATCAGATCGCACCAAAATTCGGCTCTACCTCGCGTGGTGGTAAAGTTTTATTGCAGGTAAATAGATCCCGGCTGACAATCGGTTTGCCACTACGATTGGTATAGAACGGAAGCCCGTTTTCCATTAACCATTTTCGCTGGTGGCTTGCATATTTGCAGCCCGTTAATATTAGGCTGTGTCCCTTAATCATCTGAGCTATAGTAACTGTCTGTTTACACAACATATTGAACTATGGCTCGCTACGACCTTCCCGATGAGGCATGGACCATCATCAAGCCCCTGTTACCTCCTGAACCCGCCACACCACGGGCCGGACGCCCATGGGCTGAGCACCGTAAAATCATCAATGGCATGTTCTGGGTGTTATGTTCCGGTGCACCATGGCGCGATTTACCCGAACGATATGGGTCATGGAAAACTGTTTATAACCGCTTTAACCGATGGTCAAAGTCAGGCGTGATTAATATTATTTTCAACAGGTTGCTTTCGCTACTTGATGCAAACGGCTTTATTGACTGGTCTGCCACCGCGCTGGATGGCAGTAATATCCGGGCGCTGAAATGTGCCGCCGGTGCTCAAAAAAACATCCCGATATCGACGGAGATAATGGGCTGGGTCGCTCTCGCGGCGGTTTTGGCACCAAAATCCATCTGGCAACAGACGGAAGTGGCCTCCCGTTAAATATCGTGCTAAGCCCGGACAAGCTCATGAAAGCCAGTTCGCGCAACGACTTCTGGACGGGATTGGCGTTCAGCGTCAGAACGGCAGCATGAAACGCCGTGGACATGCGGTACTGGCTGATAAAGCGTATTCAGGGCGCGCATTGCGCAACGAGCTGAAAAATAACGGTATAAAGGCAGTAATCCCCGAAAGTCAAATGAGAAAATGGCATCGGATGGACGTGCACAGCTTGATCGTGATGCGTACTGCAATCGTAATGTCGTTGAACGGTGCTTTGGGCGGCTGAAAGAATATCGCCGCATCGCCACGCGTTACGACAAAACGGCGAGAAATTACCTGGCGATGGTGAAACTGGGCTGCATCCGACTCTTTTATCAACGCTTACGTAATTAAGGGACACAGCCTAGCAATTCATCTTCGGTTAAAAATAAGCTGCTCATAGCTATATCTCATAACCGCCGCTAACTATATACGGTTAGCGGCAATTAGGGTTGAACATTAAAAATCAGCCTGACTCGGGATCAGTTTTTGCCAGATAGCTGAAACGTATTTTGCCTGGTAACGAGCGTCATCAAGTGCATTATGGCGCTCACCTTCGAATGGAATAGCCGTTCTGGCATCGAAGTCTATGGCTTTCCCCAGCTCAACGATTGTGCGTACATCGCGATCGTTGTAGTAACGCCACGGGCAGGGGATCCCCTGCCGTTCGTATGAACGGCGCAAAATCGTGTTGTCGAAGTTGGCTCCATTTCCCCAGACCTGAACAAAAAATTCACCGGAGTTTTCGTCGATAAATTCCCGCAATTGTAACAGTGCATCATCTAACGGGATTTCATCGGTCATAATGGCAGATTGCGCTTCGCGTGATTGCTTAAGCCACCATTTAATGGTGTCCCGATCAATGACTCCGCCAGCAGTTTCCAGATCGATAGTCTTACTAAATTCGGGTCCCATATCTCCGGTTTGCGGATCGAAAAATATTGCACCTATTGAGATGATCGGGGCATCAGGATTTTTTCCCATGGTTTCAAGGTCGATCATTAGATGGTCACACGTCCTGCTGGTGGATGTGATTTCGTGATGACCATTCACCGTAATTAAGGGATCTGCCGTCTCGCCAGTTTTACTATCGCTGGCGTGGTCCTGAGCGCTGCCAGCATTCTCCTTGTGTGGATGTTCAGCGCCTTCCATTTCCTCCGGATCATTTTCCTGAACTTCAACCTGATTCTCTTCATCGAATGTTTTCTGGTATGTTGCGTCGTCCATCACCGCGCCACAATCAGGGTAGTTGCCGCCACCGCTCTGACCGCAGGCGGTGCAGACTTTTTCCGGTTCCTGTTGCGCTACTGGTTCGGATTGTTTCGTTTCTGGCTCGTTTTGTAACGCATTTGGGCTGTTTTGTTCCGCTTTTTGGTCGTTCCGTTCCGATTCATGCTGGTTCTGGTTCACAGAATCGCGAGTCTGGATCCCCTTGACCCATTTCGGATCATTAGGGTCGCTAATCCCCTCAACAAATTCACCACGCGATACAGCAAGTAACTTATCGGCGTCAGGCTGGCTGATATTGGCTGCCTGCATAATTTTGTTTACTTCGTCAGCGGTGACTTTTACTTGGTTAGCGGAACTCACCTGCGACTGAGCATCCAGCGACTGCGCGTTCTGGCAATGTTCAGTTGTATCCGGTTCCATTGTTTCAGTTGTTGCCTGTTCACCTGCCATTGCGTCAGATGGTTGTGGTTTTTCTTCTTCTGTTTCACGCTCAGTAACCACCTCGCGGTTAATTTCTTCCAGGATATCTTTTTCCGGCGTATGCCGGGCAGCTGTGAGAGTTTCCTTGCTGGGTTCTCGTGATCAGTTTCTGTCAAATAGGCGTTGATATACCCCTGAAGGCGTCCCGGGTAGTGATAAAATTCAGGGGTGCGCTTAGGATAAGTGCAAAAATAGCGGCGCGGGAATAGTCCAGAATACCCGGGTTGCACGAAGTGCTGCGGACCATTCTTTGAACGGACTTTCTTTTTTCAGGACTACTTCTTTTGCGCGACGATAAACGCTGCCCGGAATTTCATAAATATTAAAATCCATCGGAAGTGTGGCTGCTGCAATCTCCACATCCAGTGTGTCGAGGGTGTGTACTAAATTCGGATTGCGATCGGTTTTGTTCCCACCGCCAGCATTAGCACCGGAAGCCGTGCGGGTGATGCGTGAAACACGATTTCCTTTCATCCACTCTTTTGTCAGCAGACCCCGATCAGTGTAGTCAGCGTCCAGGTATGCTTCGAAAAAAGCAGTTATTAGTCCCAGGTCTGAATTACCAGGATTAGGGAAAACTTTGTCAGTGTCACGAACCAGTTTGTGGAGGTCGCGAATCTCCAGCGAGTCGAGCAGACTGGTTTTATGCGAAATAGCCAGGGCAGTAACAGCCGGTAGTTCTTCAGCCCGTGCAATGTGTAATGCCTGGAGTTCGTCGCGTGAAACGTGCGTTACTGGTTTTTCGCTGCCGTGTTGAGCAAGCCAACGAATGGGCAGTTCCTGACCGGAGACAGGTAGAAGCATGCTCTCCTCAATCTCAGTCATGTCTTCGCCGTTGATGTTGGTATTATCAGTGCTGGCTGATTTGTCCTGAACAGAGGGGGAAGGGCCGATAAATGTCATTGTGATGCCATCTTTCCCGCCTTTTTCATAGCGGTTGCAGAATTCAGTATCAAACACGCCTTCTGGCGGAAGGTCGTCAACAACGGGCAAATTGACGCGGACGGGTTTTTTAAAGTCGTCTTCATCATAATCGTTGTCATCCATTGCGGTAATGCAGCGGGAGATTGCAACAGATAATTTTTTTGCTGTAGTCCAGTAAAAACCACCTTTAATTCCTAGGCGTTTTCTTACTTTGACATTTTTTGCTTCGCAATATAGTGCAAATTCTTCTTTATCAGTGCTCATTATTGATAAACCTCATCACAGATTTAAGGGTGAACAAATCTCTGCCATTGCTGACATATAAGAATGAAACTGGATATTTATTACGGTGCTGTTTTAAAATCCTGCCGGGATTTCGTTATTATCCTGGTGAATAACTTTATCGACCGGATAACAGTTGCCTGGAATTTTCTGTTCGGTTGCTGCTGCCATACATTCCTGCATTGTTCTGTGAACACTGACTGCAATATCAACTGGCTCTCCGGAAACAAGAAAAACCGTCAGAATAAGTGCAAATACTGGATTCATTGTGCACATCCTTTTGGCATCAGACGTAAACGGGCCAGCATTGAAACAATGCATACTTTATTTAATAACTCCCGTTCGTGTTTTCTTTTGTTAATGGCCTCTTCAGTAAATACAGGATTACTGATAGTGACACCAATTTCAAAACAACCTTCAGACGTATTAACGTTTGGTAATAACGTTTTCATTATCGCGCCCTCAACAATGAGTTTTGTGATGCGGTGCCTGGTGCCTCCAGGTGACGTTAACCAGTTAACAATTAACGCCGGATACAGAGAATCCACCCATAACACTGTTTTTGGTTTTAACTGTTCCGCGTGCGCTTAGCCGCATTCACCGCATCACAAAATTCACTTTAAAAAGGGCGGCAGAGCAGTCACGGAGTAAAACTGATACCGCCAAACGTCACCAGAAAATTGATAACAGAGGGCGTTGCAGCGGGGTTGTCACTTAAGCGTATGGTCAACCTGACAACCCGGTGTCCTCAACGGGGGAAGGAATAACCCCGCCATACTTACCGCCGCGCCATTTCGCGGATTGCCACAACCGGAAGCGCACGGTCGACGAAAATTTAACGACAGGCTATCTATGAACCAGCTACCTCGCCGTGCGCTTTCGCGTTATGGTCTGACTTTTCAGGGAAATATCCTTTCAGTAAACTGTCAGTGCCGGATGCTCACCCGTGTCCGGCGCACGCACTCCACCTCACCCGTGGAGAACTCCTTAATTACTAACCTTAGCTTTGTTGATTAGCTACTAACGCGGGTATGTAATCATTCTGGCAATGCTTAATGCCGCTGCTTTTTCCAGATTGGTGATATCCTGCTCCAGAGCGGACAGATTTTCAGCCTGCTTAGCCCTGGCTTCATTAGCCCATTTCAGATCCTGCGCTGCATTAATTTTCTGGCGCATCCACTCATAAAGTTCATCATCGGTATAGTCTGGCGCGATGATGACGGGTTCTCGTTTCTGCACGCTGATTCCTCGCGGTGCTGTTTCGCTTATCAGCCGTTAGATTTTGCCGAACTGGAAAGCGCCTGTTTAAATTCGCTGAAGCTGAGAGCTTCTTCGCCTTCGGCAAGGCCTTCGAAGTATTCTTCGTAAGCCTTTTCCATGATTGTGTCGAAATCCATATCACCCACCTGAATTTCTTTCCAGCCAGCGACGCGCTCCAGATTCGGTTTTAAACGTTTTGCTTTTGGTATACGTCATTGCGGTGAAGGTGCCGTCCTGGTTGGGAAACACGCCGTACACCAGAGATTCGTTGTTGCCAAGATCGATAGTATCCATGCTGACCTCATTTCCCCTTAACGCCGGGGTAGCGGAACAAAAACCTGCTGCATAGTTATTAAGTAAGCGCCCCATCAGCGACGTCTTGTGAAAATTGTCCTGTCTGGCAACAATCGCGCCCATCTATATTGATGGACACGAACGATGAATTCCCAGACAACAAAAGATATTCCCTGCTTCCGTTCTTATTTGCCTGATGCCCTGCGTTTAAGATTTGAAGATAAACTGACCATCCGGGCCATCGCTCAGCGTCTGGGTCTCAGTCATTCCACAATACATACGCTTTTTCAGCGATTTCTTGCATCCGGTATCGCATGGCCATTGCCCGATTCAGTTTCATTCGCTCAACTTGACGCCATCCTTTATGCCAACAGAAAGAAGGAATTAACAGAGCCTCAAATCAGAGAAGGCTCATGGCGAAAAGAACGGCGAACCAGCTATAGCCGTGAATTTAAGGCCCGTCTGGCTAAGCAGGCGTTACAGCCTGGGGCTGTTGTTGCCCGGATCGCCAGAGAACACGATATCAATGATAACCTGCTGTTTAAATGGAAAAGCCAGTACGAGGACGGCTTACTGAGCGATGATGACATACAGGAATGCATGCCTGTCCCGGTGGCACTGACTGATACGCCGGAGCCGACCAGACCAGTTACAAATCCCTTCTGGCGTAACAAGCATGATGAGCGCCCTGAGGGGGCTCCCGGAAACGTCCCACGGTGCGAGCTGCATCTTAAATCAGGTGTGGTAAAACTGTTTGACCCTCTCACTCCGGAACTGTTACGGGCGCTAATCCGCGAAATGAAAGGGGGTATCCGATGATAACGCTGCCGACCGGTACCAGAATCTGGATCATCGCTGGCATCACAGATATGCGTTGTGGCTTCAATGGCCTGGCTTCGAAGGTGCAGAACACGCTGAAAGATGACCCGTTCTCCGGGCATATCTTCGTCTTCCGGGGCCGCAGTGGCAAAATGGTGAAAATACTGTGGGCCGATCGTGACGGGTTATGCCTGTTCGCCAAACGCCTGGAACGGGGCCGCTTCGTCTGGCCGGTGACCCGGGAAGGGAAAGTGCACCTGACGCCAGCTCAGTTATCCATGCTACTGGAGGGGATCGCGTGGCAACATCCCAAACGGACAGAACGGCCTGGCATCCGGATATAACCCGTGATAAAACAAGGGAATGAACAATGAACTCCCCGATGATATTGAGCTGCTTAAAGCCATGTTGCGTAAGCAACAGAGTCGGCTTCGACAGTATGCCTGTCAGGTCGCGGGCTATGAGCAGGAAATTGAACGGCTGAAAGCGCAACTCGACAGGTTGCGTCGTATGTTGTTCGGCCAGAGTTCAGAGAAAAAGCGTCATAAGCTTGAAAATCAGATCCGACAGGCAGAAAAACGACTGTCGGAACTGGAAAACCGGCTGAACACAGCCAGAAATCTTCTGGAAGATGCATCGTCAGTCACAGATTCACCTGACACCAGTCCCCCGTCAGAAAACCCGATCGCCAGTAAGCCTGAATCCCCGGGAGACACATCGCCTTCTGCCTGCTGAAACCAGTTGCCCGGCCTGTGGAGGTGTTCTGAAAGAAATGGGGAAACAATCTCAGAGCAACTGGATATCATTAATACCGCCTTTAAAGTTATCGAAACCATACGTCCCAAACTGGCCTGTAGCCGGTGTGATGTCATCGTTCAGGCACCACTTCCCCTAAACCGATCGAACGCGGTTATGCCAGTGCAGGGTTACTTGCACGGATCCTGGTCAGCAAATATATGGAACATATCCCTTTATATCGCCAGTCAGAAATATACGCGCGACAGGGCGTGGAGCTGAGCCGTAATACCATGGTGCGCTGGGTATCAGAAATGGCAGACAAACTCCGTCCTCTGTATATAGCGCTGAATGACTATGTTCTGGAGGCAGGAAAGGTGCACGCAGATGACACTCCGGTGAAAGTACTGGCCCCGGGGAACGGAAAGACGAAAACGGGTCGTCTGTGGGTATACGTCAGGGATGATCGTAATGCGGGTTCATCCCTGCCGGCAGCCGTCTGGTTCGCGTATTCGGCAGATCGCAAAGGAGAACATCCGCAGCTCCACCTGGCAAAGTATCAGGGCGTACTGCAGGCTGATGCCTATGCAGGTTATAACGTACTGTACGAAACGGGCCGGGTGAAGGAAGCCGGGTGCCTGGCCCACGCCCGCCGAAAAATCCATGACGAGGATGTGCGCCGTCCGACAGAAATGACTCAGGAAGCGCTCAGACGGATAGCAGAGTTATACGACATAGAAGCGGAGATACGTGGCAGTCCGGCAGAGGAACGGCTTGCAGTCAGAAAAGCCAGAAGCGTCCAGTTGATGCAGTCGTTGTACGACTGGATACAGTTGCAGAGGAAAACGCTGTCGAAATATGCGGAGATGGCGAAGGCGTTCGACTATATCCTGAATCACTGGAATGCGCTGAACGAGTTCTGTCGTGACGGCTGGGTGGAAATAGACAACAACATCGGTGAAAACGCGTTACGATCGGTGGCGGTTGGAAGAAAAAATTATCTCTTTTTCGGCTCAGACAAGGGAGGAGAAAGTGCGGCGATCATCTACAGTCTGCTGGTCACCTGCAAACAGAACGAAGTGGAGCCGGAGGACTGGTTGCGCGAAGTGATCGAGAAGCTCAATGACTGGCCGTCGAACCAAGTGCATGAACTGCTGCCCTGGAACTTCTCGTCTGTAAAATAATCCTTACGCTACGTACTTCTCGGGGCGCTTACGTTATTAAAGTTGAACCCTGCCGTCATGTTCTTACGCCTCGGGCTGGCTACTTAACCCCTGACCACTGCCTGGTAACTCGAAGTATTGCCCTGCATTCTGTGGGCGGGGTGGGTGGCAGGCATATAATGTACTTTGCGTTCATTGTTGTAAAGTACTTTTAGTACATTTTGTGTGTAAAAAAATGAGATGGGATAAAGTGAAGCACAAACCCGGAGGAAGGCGCTACCGGATTTATGCTGGTTTAAGAGGCTTTTTGTTTTTTCTTTCGTGCTAACTCTTCGTAAATTGCATTGTACTTCTGTTTTTTCTCTTCAAGAGTTTTTAAAAGTTCATCTGTCTCACTGTCAGGGAGCTCGTCCAGAAGGTCAATGATGATTTTTTGTCTTGGATTTAACTCCTGATAGAAACGTACCTGTCCACTTTCTTCTGTATCCTCTCCCAAAAGATAGGTTGGTGTTGTTCCTATTAGTGTTGCTAATTCCCTTAATTTCTCCCGGCGAGGAATTGTTTCGCCATTAAACCATTTGCTAACCGCTTTTGGTGTTAATTTCATTCGACGGGCAATTTCTGCCTGCCTTCCATGTTGTTCATAACCAGCGTTTTCACAGGCTAGCGCAAGCCTACTGGCGAACTCTTTACGCGCTTTATCTTCATGAACCATAAGTTCAATGATATTCGCTCTTGAATGTACTGTCAGTTCTGTTATAGCATGTACTCAAAGTTCACATTGTGAGGGTGATATGAACCAGAAAACACTTGAAGATGTAATCAAAACTGTTCGCGTTGCTGTTGTGGCCGACGTTTGTGGTGTCAGCCAAAGAGCAATCTATAAATGGATGGATAACGGAAAATTGCCTCGCACAGAATATACCGGCGAAACAAATTACGCTGAAAAAATCGCTCTTGCATCAAACGGATTATTTTCTGCCGATGCAATTTTAACTATTGGCAGGAATAAAACTACTACGAAAAAGCTGATGGGAGTTGATTCATGAAAATCAAGCATGAACACATCCGCATGGCGATGAATGCCTGGGCGCATCCGGACGGCGAAAAAGTACCGGCTGCGAAAATTACCAAAGCGTATTTCGAGCTGGGAATGACGTTCCCGGAACTGTATGACGACAGCCATCCGGAAGCCCTGGCTCGCAATACTCAGAAAATTTTCCGCTGGGTGGAGAAAGACACCCCTGATGCGGTTAAAAAAATTCAGGCGTTGTTACCAGCTATCGAAAAAGCAATGCCACCTCTGCTGGTGGCCCGAATGCGCAGTCATAGCTCAGCCTATTTTCGGGAACTAAATAGCTGCGCGGAATAGTAGATCACTTTGAGGGAACTTAGCCCGGATTGTGCGATCTGATCAATCGCCAAATCAAAACAAATCACCAACCGGACTGAGCAATGCCGATCATAGCACCAATTTCCCGTGACGAACGACGCCTGATGCAGAAAGCCATCCATAAAACACACGATAAAAATTATGCCCGCAGACTGACTGCCATGCTGATGCTGCACCGGGCGACCGTGTCAGCGACGTTGCCAGAACGCTCTGCTGCGCCCGTTCCTCTGTTGGACGCTGGATTAACTGGTTCACGCAGTCGGGTGTTGAGGGACTGAAATCATTACCTGCCGGGCGTGCCCGTCGCTGGCCGTTTGAGCATATCTGCACACTGTTACGTGAGCTGGTAAAACATTCTCCCGGCGACTTTGGCTACCAGCGTTCACGCTGGAGTACAGAACTGCTGGCAATAAAAATCAATGAGATAACCGGTTGCCAGTTAAATGCCGGAACCGTTCGCCGCTGGTTGCCGTCTGCGGGGATTGTGTGGCGAAGGGCTGCGCCAACTCTGCGTATCCGTGACCCGTATAAAGATGAAAAGATGGCAGCAATCCATAAAGCACTGGACGAATGCAGCGCAGAGCATCCGGTCTTTTATGAAGATGAAGTGGATATCCATCTTCATCCCAAAATCGGTGCGGACTGGCAACTGCGCGGACAGCAAAAACGGGTGGTCACGCCGGGACAGAATGAAAAATATTATCTGGCCGGAGCGCTGCACAGCGGGACAGGTAAAGTCAGCTATGTGGGCGGCAACAGCAAAAGTTCGGCGCTGTTCATCAGCCTGCTGAAGCGGCTTAAAGCGACATACCGTCGGGCGAAAACCATCACGCTGATCGTGGACAACTACATTATCCACAAAAGCCGGGAAACACAGAGCTGGCTGAAGGAGAACCCGAAGTTCAGGGTCATTTATCAGCCGGTTTACTCGCCATGGGTGAATCATGTTGAACGGCTATGGCAGGCACTTCACGACACAATAACGCGTAATCATCAGTGCCGCTCAATGTGGCAACTGTTGAAAAAAGTTCGCCATTTTATGGAAACCGTCAGCCCATTCCCCGGAGGCAAACATGGACTGGCAAAAGTGTAG